CTAAGAATCTAGGAGTTCTGGATCAAGCATCAAGAGGTACTTTTAAGAATCTTGGGGGGTTGGCACTAGAAGTTCAAAAAGAATTTATTGAAATACGTAATGGTATAGATAAAGCTCTCCAAGAAGGCGATATCGAAGCATTAGGAAAATTTCAGCAGAAATTGGTAGAATTCCAAGAAAGACTTAGTAAAGGAATTTCTCCGGGCTTTAATGAACAACGAAATGCAGAAGCAAGACAACAAGCAATCGAAAATATTGCAACTCTTGCTAAAGCTGTTGCTGGTGGTATTACTGCCCTAATTGAACTAAACAGACAAGCTAAAGAACAAGAAGGAGTTGGCGAACTAGGAAATGATATTGAAAATCTTTCCAACACTGTTAATACTTTAGGCTTGGGGTCAAAATTTGATCCTATAGGAAAAAGTGCAGATGCACAGAAGCCAAAAGTTCAAGGTCTAATTGATCTTATAAATCGGTTAAATGCGATACAGCCAGTAACAGGAACACCGACGCAAGGACAAGCCAGAGGTGGCCCGGTTCGATTCTTTAATGAAGGCGGTCAAGCACAAGGTACTGATACAGTTCCTGCAATGCTGACGCCGGGAGAATTTGTTGTAAATGCATCATCTTCAAGACGATTCTTTTCTGAATTAGTTGCGATCAATTCTGGAAAATCCCCCATATTTAGACAAGAGGGTGGTCCAGTTGAGAGTAATACATTTACTGGTGATATTAACGTAAATATGCCAGAAGGAGCATCAGCCGATGGGCGAGCAGTAGCGAAACAAATTCGACGCGAACTCCGCCGTAACACTTCAAGATTAAGGAATTAACGTGGAAAAACTTAAACTACTTTTCAAGAAATGGCTTAAAGCTGGTTTGATTGCTGCTGGCGTATTTACCGTACAACACTGGCACAATACTATTCAAGTTGAGCATTGGCGCGGAACAGAACTGATTGGTGTCCACAATACTACAAACGGTATTGTTGATGTTGGACTCAATCATCTATTAGATGTAACATTTGATGCGTCTGCCGCAACAACTGTATGGTTCATGGGTCTAGTTGATAATTCTGGATTTACTGCATTCGCAGATGCCGATACAATGGCATCTCATACTGGATGGAATGAGTTTACTACTTATTCAGAATCCGTAAGATCAACTTGGAACCCGGACCCTGCATCAGCGAGGTCTATCAGCAACGGTACATCTACTGATTTTAGCATCAATGGTTCTGGAACGGTTAAAGGTATCTTTGTGACCAGTAACAATGTGAAGTCTGGTACAACTGGTATCCTTTGGGCGACTGCGGCCTTTGCATCTACTATTGCTGTCTCTAATGGTGATATCCTCAAAATCACTTACACGATTAGTGGTTAACCGATGCTCCCTTCGGGGAGCATTTTATTTTTAGGAGCGGCCTATGACTTTACTTCATATTGAAGGTTTTGAAACCTTCGGAACATCTGGGGCACCATCTGGTTTAGATAGAAAATATACCACTGGTTCTGCGGGAGTTTTAGTAGCTGGTCGTACTGGTGGTATTGCCTTTCGGGTCGGGAGCACGGCGACAACTATTACTATTGGTGATACTGGAGATCCACAAACTATAATTATTGCTTTTGGACTTAAAATGACTGTTTTGGGTCAAGAGTCTATTGTTTTTCTAAGATCCGGAGACCCAACAATTGCCAATAATATTGTTATAGCAACCCGTGCCGATGGTGCTATAGAAATTAGAAGATCAACTACAGTTTTAGGAACAACTGCAACTGGAGTATTAATAGCTGATACTTGGCATTTTATTGAATTAAAAGCCAAGATCGATAATACGACTGGGTCATTTGAATTAAAAGTAGACGAGGTATCTGTATTATCTCAATCAAGTATAGATACTCAACAAAGTAATGAAGCATTTACTAATCATTTTATTATTCGTGGTAGAAATGGTACTGTCACTTTTTATGATGATCTTTATATCCTTGATACTCTTGGATCTAAGAATAATGATTTCTTGGGTAAATCAATTATCACGGCCATATATCCTGATGCTGCCGGAGATAATGCTGATTGGACTCCGGACTCAGGATCTAATTTTGCCAGAGTAAATGAAAATCCAACAGACGACGATACTTCGCACGTAGAGGCATCAGTTGCAGCAGATAAGGATTTACATAATTATGATAGTGGGAGTTTTGGTGTAATAAGAGGAATTCAAGTCAATACTGAAGTCAGGGATACTATCGGTAGTGGCTCTAATTTGAAAACATTAGTAAAATCTGGTGGAACAACTGACACCAGCCCAAACAACCCAATAGCTGGAACTTCTTATGAATATGATACACGAATTTTAGAGGACGACCCCAATGGCGGAGGCGATTGGACTGATTCAGCATTAAATGCAGTGCAAGCCGGTTATGAGGTAGGATAATGGCAATTAGAGTAACACGACAAGCAATTGAAGTATTAGCTCAAGAGATTAATTTAGAACCCTCAGTGGTTACTACATTATCTTTAACTCAATTGGCAGAACAAGATGCTCTTGCTTTATCTACAGCGAGTGTTTTAGACCTTGAAGGCGTTGCAGAAGATAATTCGTTTCAAATTGATATTCAAAATCAATTAACCCTTGTGCAGACCGCAGATCATAATTTCAAAATAGCATCTGTGGGAAGCGTATTGAGTCTAGTTGACGAGGCTATTCCGGGACAAGACAAACTTGAATCTTTAACTAACGTATTATCGCTGCTGTCTGCTGCCGATAGTAATTTCAAAGTAGAGGCAGTGGCTAATATCCTAAATCTCCAACAAGATATTATTTTAGTAGTGAATAATGATATCATTGCTGGTCTTGAAAATGAGTTAAGTCTTCAGCAAACCGTCACGCTTGCACCCATTACTTTCAATAGAACTTTAGGACCGGGTATCAGCGATTCCTTTCCTCTTGAATTGATCCAAACAATCCAAGTTGGCGGCGTCCGAAGTGTATCAATAGAAAATGTACTAACTCTGATTCAGCAGGTGACATTCAACAGAGACATAAATATTGATTTAACTGCATTCCTTTCATTAGCTCAACAATTGGGTAGAGTGTTTGATGAATCAACGAGCAGCGTTCTTAGTTTGGTACAAGTTGCAGAACGGGTTTTTGAAGCTGCTAGTGTTCTTGATTTAGTCCAGACAGTAGTTGTATTCAACCCAAGAGAAGCCAAAAACACATTAGCCTTAACTCAAGCTCTTATTATCTTGGGAGAATTTGCCAGATCAGCTAGTAACACTCTGGGTCTTGTTCAGACTGTAGGAGTTAGGTTTGATAAAATTAGTGAGTGTTTGTATGATCCACAGGTAGGTACTGGTGGAATATCAACAATTGCTCCAACTTTTGGCATAGCAACTTTAACTCTGACTCATCCATTTGTAACTCCAACAACAACATTGGTTTTAACCAATCCCAATTTTGGAAATACAGAAGATTTTCAATTCTCTCGAATTAACCGAGAAAGTCGCGGCGGAACATTATTGATCTTCCGTGATCCTACTTGGCCTGAACGGATAGTTCTCTCTGTCACACTTGACTTCTTAAAAGAAACACAGAAAGCATCTCTGTTACAATTCTTTGAAGATTCTCTTGGAACAGAAATTGGACTCTTGGATAATGAAAATCGCCAATGGAAAGGAATAGTTATCAATCCTGATGCTGAAGTAACGCATGTAGGAAGAGATAATTATACAGTAACATTTGAATTTGAGGGAGAAATACAATGACCGTATTATTGCAAGCTCCCTTCCCTAACATTGAAACGACTACGGGATTACCTAATCCTGAATTCTCTGATGTTGAAAATCAAAAAGGTAATGTCAGCATTAGACGATCAAAGAATAACTTTGTTAGGACATACGTTAAGAAACGAACCCGACATGCTTTCAATTATACCTTTGTTATTTCGAGAGCCAAAGCTATTGAATTGGAAAGGTTTATTGATACCTATAACGAAATCAAAATTCTAATAACTAATCACAAAGATGAAAGGTGGTTAGTTAATTTGACTAATAATCCATTTGAGTTTAATCTGGCAGGGCGGGCAGCAGATTTTCCCGGAAAGGAATATGTCACAATTCCTCTTACTTTTGAAGGAATCTTAATCTAATGGCTAGGCAGATTACTACGACTACCCATCAAGATCAATTCGGTGCGGAACCCATTAATGTTATTGAAGTTCAATGGGTAGAAGATGGCAATCGAGTTACTTACGCGGATAGAGATATTCCTTCAGAAAATGTTTTTGGAAAAATCGTCCTGCTGGACAAACTTGATTTTACAATCAATGTAAACGAAGGATCGGATTCTCAAGAGATCAATATTGGTTTGAGTGATGTTGATGGGGATCTCAAAGATATTATTGATAACCACGATATCCATAAAAGAGATGTATGGGTCTATCAATGGTTTGAGGGAGATGACTTTGCCGATAAATTCTTAATCTTCCAAGGCCAAATCAATTCTCCTATCACGTGGAATGAACGAGATAGAACTCTAAAGTTTGCAGTGATTTCAAGAATTGAAGATGCCGAGGTTGGATTTTCTATTGAGGAAGGAGTCTTTCCAAATCCGGCAGAAGACTTAATAGGGAAACCGTGGCCCCTTAAATTTGGAACAACAATTAATGTTCCTGCTTTAGGATTAAGTTCTGCTATTGAAGGAACTTTATCTGGTGGCGTAGGTATTCGAGATTTTAATCTTGATCTAAAACTAGACGCAGCTAGAGGACTTAGCTGTCCCCTAGTTTTCAGGGGGTTTACTGCACAATATGTTGGGGCTGCTCAACTATCACTTCAAATTACTCCAGTATTTACATCGGATGAAAGTTGTGTTTTGGATAAATGTCGTAAAATTGAGGAATTGGAATTAAAAATTTCCGAACAGGGTAGTTTTGAATTTACATTGGTTTCTATAATCAATGGTGATAGATTTCCTCAGGGAGAACAAATTACACTAAATATCAATGGTGGACAATTTGTAGGACAATTTCTTGGAACCGAGGCAAATCCTTCTAATGAGTTTGAAATCATTTCAAGACAGCATCCTGACTTTGGAACAATACCTGATACTCAGGAAGAAGTTATAGCGGCATTTAACTTAGAGATAGTATCTACAAAAAGTAAGTGCGCTGCTGAACTTGATGATGATGAACTTGCAGGTATTACTCCCGGCGGATCATTTTCACAACCAGTACCGGGTGGGGCATTTGGACTTGAAGAAATTTTAGGGGGTTTAACATCGTCGAGATCGTTTGCGTTTTTTAACGCTATTGAGTGTCCGGGATTCTTTTGGGCTGATGCGGGTTCTAAAGTTACTCTTGGTGCCGGCGAAGAAGTAATTTATATTTCTAATATAATCCCTGAAACAGTTCTAAATGTAGCTGCATTTAGAAATCTTCCTTCGGGTCAAAGAATATTATTAACTGTACCGCCGTCATTTTATTCGACCCGATCAACTGATTATAATCAGTATCAGGTATCCGAGATTGTATTTCCTATCCCTCTTTCTAGTAAAAATGCAGAATGGGAAAACGATATATTTGTGATTTCAGATTCAAGTGTAGGTCCAAATACAGTGGATATTTTGGAATTCTTGATCAATAAATACACAAAACTATCAATTGATTCTACAAGTTTTGATCTAGTCAGAACATCTGTAGAACCATATCCGTCAGATTTTCCAGTCCTAACTCGGCCGAATGTATTGGACTTATTGCGAGATATTGCATTCCAAGCAAGATGTGCGATATTTGTCAGAGACCAAACATTCTTCCTAAAATACTTGCCAACATTGGCGGCATTTGATGATACGATCACTGAATCAGACGTGGATGAGAATACTTTAGAACTCTTTCATACTGATACAGAGGATCTAGTAACTAAATTAATTGCTGACTGGAAACGTGACTACTCTAAAGAAGATGGCAACAAGATCATCTTACGACATAATATAATTAAGTATGGAACACACGAAGAAACATTTGATTTCTTTATCTATAATGAATTAGATTATGTCCACAAGTCTGCTACATTTTGGTTGATTCGCAAATCAAATACGTGGCGACACCTGAGGCTCAAAACACCATTACAGAAACTCAAACTGGAAACATTTGATTCGGTTGGAATTACATTACCAGATTTGGCCGATGGAGAAGTCTGCGGTGTTGTAACTAAATCAGATTATGATTCTGATAAACAAACTGTAGAGTTTGAAATCTGGACATCAATCCGATCTGGTACAAGAGTCAAGTATGACTTTGCTTTTCCAGCAGATATTGATGAATTCTTGATCTGGCCTACTGAAGAAGACCGAGACAAATTGCTCGCGGGGTCTGGAGATGCGCCAGGGTTCAGTACCTTTGCACCCGCAGGACATGCGTTATCTATTGATTTAGGTTTGACGCAGGGATTTAGTTTAGGTCCGTGTGCTTCTCAAGGTGGGACTGAAAGATTTGAAAACAGTGCGGAAAGGAAAAAGAGATTTGACGAATCTGAGTCGCCACTTAGTGAATCTTTCTTAAAGCACGTTTGTGGCGGTGGTGATGGGGATTCTAGGGCATCTGATAAAGGCGACACTAAGAAGCCGAAGCAAACGGATGCTGATATACCAGCCTCGGCCGAGCAAGTTGATGTAGGAGAAATCAATGTAGGTGATCGGTCGTTGGCAACAGATCCCAGTGCTTCAATATTGGCAAGAATTGGTGCTTTGGAAGAATGTTGTATAACCAATAAAGAACTTGCAACAGCAGCAAACGAAGCTGCGGGCGGGGATGGTAGTTCTGGCGGTGGTGGCGATAATCCTTTAGAGGATATGCCCGGCGCTGATGATCTTCCGGAAGGAACTTGTAAACAACAAGTTGAAGTGGATATGCATGTTGGTGATACATTATTCAGTACCGGAGTAGTCGGATCAACAGATCCGGGTTATCCGGGGATTGCACCATTAGTACGAAGAGATATCCATACCTTCAATTCTATTGATGCAATGAATACATTTGCACTAGCAATTCAAGCAGAAATTCAAGCTCGGCAAGATGCTGAAGATGTATCTGTAGGTGAAGTATTTCCGTTTAACTTTAGAAGGAAACAGGATTTCAGTTTGGCATGTTCCGAAGAACCTGATGATCCTCGTTTAATCGCTTTTGATCAACAGAATCCAGACGGATCTCCAACATCTGAATTTTCGCCACCGGAGTACCTAGACTAATGGAAAGCGCATTCAGTTGGATTGGAAATATTGTAGAGTGGGTGGGTCAATTGATTCCTAGAATCATTTTGATACCACCTACTCACGCTGGTGTAAAATTTGTTTATGGAAATAGAGTAAAAGTATTAGCAGCCGGGTTACATTTTTATTGGCCCATCGTTACAATATGGGACACATATCCAATTGTTCGACAGACCAATAATCTATCCGCGCAGACGCTAATGACAAAAGATAACAAGTCTGTTATCGTAAGTGCAATCATTATCTTCAGTGTTCAAAACATTGAGAAAGCATTAGTTAAAAGTTGGAGTGTTGATGAAACAGTAAATGATATCGCTCAGACCGAAATAGTTTCAACGATCACATCGCGGTCGATGGCCGAGATTAGAGACCAAATTGATTCTGAAATCAAAGCTGAACTTACACAAAAAGTCCATAAACGATTAGTTCAATTTGGAATTAATATTGAGTCATGTGCCTTGACTGATTTCTCTACCTGTTTCACGGTACGACAATTTACAAATAAAATAACCCCGCCTAGTGAAGACTAGACGGGGTCGTTTTATTTCCTACCGTAGTTCACTTCGGGGCCGTCGGCTACTTGTGCGCCAGGCATACATGGAGTAAACATTATCAACATCCGCCGATAGACTTCGGCAGTCGCTACACAATCACTGAGCGCGTCGTGTGCATTCTCGTTAATGACATCTAGCGCATTACAGAGATAACCTAACCCCACTTTAGGGAATGGAAGTCGTTCATTATGAAAGTCAAATCGATCATTAGTCGATAAGGCATCTGCTTGAGTGTCACGTTCATGGAAGTGAAAATAGTGGTTATAGTGGTCATAGCCAAGCCATTCAATTAAGAATGATTTGTCAAATCCACCATTACTCCATAAAGGCATTATCTTCTTATGACTATTACCCGCTAATGGAAGATTCAATCTCTCAAACCAATCATCAAATAGATCAGCGGCCTTAAATGAGTCAATTGAGTTTGACATCAATTCTGCCCTAGTTATACGATTAATTTTACAAGCCTGCGGATCAATGTTCTCCGGGCGTATAGGTGTTAGGTTCATTTTAAACGGTTTTGCGGTCTTCGATGGTCTGATGTCAGAATTAAGTGGTAACACCGCAATCTGAATCAAATCATGGAAGCCGGGTATTGTTCCCGTAGTTTCGACATCAACAGCACACAATAGATTTCCATTAAGATGAATCATTCCACTGTGGGGACTATTCGTTCGCATAGTTCTTACCCATCATTTTCATTAGGTTATATAATTTCTCCAATGTTCCATCATTGAGAATATCATATCTCCACCCAGTATAGTCTTCGAGATAGTCGTCAATTGATTTTCCTTCTCGTCGAGGGACGTTAGGATTGATTACCCGATAAACATCTCCACCAAGATCGCTAATAGCTTCAACTTCGTTCGGATGTCGAACATCAGAAATGATTAGAAAATCAATATCATCCTGACTCAGAGCGTTCTTGACCCAAATTGGCCCGTGGACGTTTCTTAGAGACTCGCCAACATCCACCCAGAGGTCAACGATGGTACACCCAAGAGCAGGAATGATTTTAGTTCGATCCTCTCTATGATTTTCGTAATGAATGGGTCTTTCAATATTAGCCCATTTGAATAGATCGTACGTCACATCCTTCAATTTGTTGGCGAAGCCAACACGTTTGATACGAAAATCAGAACTGAGTTCGCGCAACGCCTGATCTAAGAAGTTCGCGCTAGTGTCTTTTCCAACACCTGAACGGTGACCAAATCCTATAATTTTCATACTTTCTCCAATGCTATATACTCTGGCACATAGTGAAATTTATGCAATAATATATCAAAGTAATAAAATGAAAGTATGTGGGTATCAATACAATATTCAACACGTGTATAATACTCATCTTTTTTAGTGTCAAAACTAATACTCTTTAACATAGTAACATTATGATAAACACAGACACCATCTTCAATTTGTTCATATCTTTCATATTCAAATGGTAACACTGGAATCTCCTTTAGATTCAACTTGAACTAATTTGTCATCTTCTACGGTATAAGGAAAGTCAGGTTGACGTGGAATCCAAGAGATATTCCCCAAGTAAAATTTTGCCGAGTCGCGCATGTTTCTACCCTTAGGAAATTTAATTGGAAGCCGACGACCGACTTTGGTCTTTGTCCACAAATGTCTCCGCTCAGGATCAAGCCACTCCTTAAATCTGTCGTAAAACTCACCCCATAAAATTAGACTGCCTGCGACTTCATGGCATTGGTCCTCGATAAAAGCAGCAAGTTCACTTTGATTTGCTTTTTCTGCTCTTACCTTTTCTTCAGTCTTAATCACTGGTATATTCAATCGATCTTTAGCATATGGGATTTCCATACTCATTAGAGAAGCTAAGAAGTCCGCCGCTTCTGATTTCAAAATCTTTTCAAGATCCCTTTTTGCTATGTACTCTTCTTCAGTCAGCGGATCGACACAAATCATCGTGATACGAGTATCGTTAGGGAAGATTGGACAGGACTCAATATCGTTGCTCATCTGAACCCAATGAGTAGAATTTTGCGTCGAGTAAGGCGTTACCCCTTTAATATGGATTGAGATAGTTCTACCAGTTGTCCAATCTTTAATCCTGTCATAAGCTGTAGATCGGTCATGTCTCAGATCGGTTTCTTCCACAACACATAGGACTGCGGACTGTAGCTCCCCATTGAAGCCTGCTTTTGATTTTAGAGCATGATCAGCCCTAGCAACTCCGCGAGTCATTAACAAATCAATAGCTTCATGGAAGATCGACTTCCCAGATCCCTGTTCACCATAAAAGAAGATATAAGGAAGTGGCTCAAAAGGCTGTTGGAACATAGAAGCAATCCATAGCTTCAGATATTCTCCGCCCGTTACAACTCCATTATCACGACACCAAGGATGTCTCAAAATTGTCGAAGTGAGATTGTTGCCACAATGATTCAGAACCTTCATCCAAGTATCATACTGAAGATTTTCAAAATCAACTGAAGGAACAAACGCCAACTGAGCCGCGTTCTTATTCCATTGCCTATCGCCCGGATACTCGGAACTGAACGGCATATTTATCAATGTCCATCGTCTCAGGATAGCGGTCCCCATGATTACATCTGCTTCAGAAGTAGAATTACCTGTTGATTTTAAAGTCAATTTAACATGGGGAAGAGGTTCTTCTTTCCATTCGTTATCTGCTTTAATCACCCAACCTGCATCTTTTCCAGTTGGAGAAACTAGGTGCCTGATCAATTGATCGTGGCTGGTAATTTCATTCTCATATTTAGTCTGTATTTTAGTATCTAAAATCTTAGACCATTTACCACGCTTCTTAATCCATCCTTCAATTTTAGGCGGATCAAGTTTAGGGTCTGTATCGATTTGGAAAATCAATCGGCCATCTTTATGCGGTTTTAGAGAAGCCGTTCTAGTCCGTAAAAGTGCCGGAATCTCAACATACGCTTGGAATGTTTCGGCTGTGGTAGCCGCAATCTCTGCTTCTTGAAAGTGGAATGAACCATTTTCATCTTCCACAGCACCTTTGGACCTTGCAATAGTTTTAAGATCAGGATCTCGATTCAGAAAACAACGGGTCCATCCGCTTTGATCTTGGTCCCATGTTGTGGCTTCGTTTACTCCCGCAGTGTGTCTCCGGATAACCCAAACTCCATTTGGTTGTGGAAACCCATAACAATTCTGATCGGTTCCAACTCTTTTACCCTCGGCCATTGTTTCAAAGATGCCACGCATCCCTAGTTTTTCGTGTGCTTTCTTGAGATCGTATGTATGACACACAAGCATATGGTGATCGGAATCGAACCACCATAGAGCCTCTGATTCATTTAAGAAATCAATTAACCTCTTATGCTCTTCATCCAAAGGTGTTTTTTGATTTTGACCACAAATTTGATCAAACCATTCGAGATTACTTTCGAGGAGAAAATGTGGTTTGTTCTTCTTTCTTCTTCCAGATACAACAGAAATATGATCTTTCCAATTAATTGGTATCTCTGTTAAAACTTCCCCTGCTTTAACAATCTTTAACGCTTCTCCGCCCGCCTTATCAAATTTAGTATGCCATATCCACATGACACCGCCACAATTATCAACACGACTGTTGAAATCAAAACCAGTAATAGCAGACATCTGAGCAAGTATGGCCCTAGCCAAAGCAGCATGTTCGTTATGATTTGCC